TAGGATGCATTTTGGATCGTCGGCGTCACCGAAACGAAGAAACCATAGCCGCCAACATTGCCGCTGATCGACAAAAGTCGGCTGTAAATGCCGGAAAGCCAGCCGGACAATCCGGAGCCACCGCTCGGCTGCGAAATGCCGGTCGCCGCCGTACCGCCGTCATTCGACGTGACAGTGGGAGACAACGTCAACGTGCCGGTGATGGTGACCGGCAGCGGATTTCCCGACGATAGCGGCGCGCCCTGGAAATAGAGAGTTATGAGATCGCCAACGTCGGTTCCGTTTGCCCGCGCAACGCCGTAGAGCGCCGCCGGTAACAGCAAGACGAGCGCTGCGACAGCGATCCAACGTCTACGCCAAGACTTCATGGGGCGCCCCCTAAATCTCGTTCAAATCGATCTGCGCACGCGGCCCGGCGGCGGGGAATTTGACTTCAGCGAGGTGATAGGTCTTACCGGTCTTGAGCCTTCTCACCCGGTCGCCATTCCGCGGCCTATAGGGCAGTTGCGTCAGATCGAAATCGATCTGCGGCCTCGACGAGGCATGCCCGGGCCGTTCCGCCTTGAGGCCCTGGTGCCGCGACGGACCGGAATGCGCCCGCGCATAGGGATCGATAAACACGCCATCGATCGGGATCGCCGCGCGGTCCGGATCGGGTGCGGCGCGATCATTCACATCGCCGTTGGCGACGGCGACGGGCTGATAAATCCAGCCCTCGTCGTCTGCCATGGCGCCGTCGATCGCGGTGGAAGCGGCGGCGAGAGCGTCCTCGAATAGGCTCATGAGGACCGCCTCACAACAAAGCGCTGAAGATCAGCCGCCCGAGGTATTTTTCCCGGCAGCCAGCGCCTGCGGCATGGTGCAGATCGGCAGCGGGTAGGAATATTCCTCGACATCGGCCCAGGAGTTGCGGTCCTTATCCAGCACGATGCGCGAATAGACGAGCTGCCCAGGCGTGTTGACGAATTCGAAGCTTTCGCCGGGCGACATGGCCCAGCGGAAAATGCCGGAGCCGACCGGAAAGAATTTGCACTTGGTATTCGGCACTGCCACCGTCGAATTGTCGTCGGTGCCGCGATAGTTGAAGAAGTTGATTTCGCCGTAGCGGAAGCCGGACCATGCGGCGCCGACGTCGTTACGCAGATCGGCGGCGGCGGCCCAATTCTTGTAGGTCTCGCGCACTTCCTTGTGCGCCGTAAAATCGTCCCAGAACGCGTCGCCGCAAATGCCGACGATACGGCTCATCGGTTTGCCTTTCAGCCCACGGCGGATCGAGCGCACCACTTCGGTACAGAGCTTTCGCACCGCGCCGGACGCGGGGCTCGCGTTCTCGAGATCGAAATTGATCTCCGCCGGAATGGACTGGCTGAATTCGGTCGCCCAGTTGTAGATGGTCGAACCGTCGGCATCCAGCGCCGAGCCCTGCACCGCGCCGAGCTTCAGATTCTCCCAGGTCAGCGCCATGTTGCGCTTAATCTTCTGCTGACGGCGCGAGATCTCGATCTGCAACGACATCAGTTGATCGGCGGTGCCGAAGGCGCGGATATTCTGCAACTCGCTCGGCAACACGCGGGAGGCGTCGGCGATGCGCACGGTGCGGAAGCTGCGCGCCTTGCGGATATCCATGCCTTCGTTTTTGGGCGGCGTGCCGCGCGGCGAGGTTTGCAGCACCACGGCGCCGGTCGAGCGTTCCTCGATCCAGATCTGCTCGGTGCGGACCGAGTCCTGTTCGAACAGGCCCGGCATGGAGTCGAGAAAGTTTGGCACATAGTCGATCTTGTCAACCGCGGCCGACAGCGAGATCGCGCTGAATGCGTCTTGATTGAAGATGTCGAGAGAGAGACTGTCGGACATGGCGACTTATTCCCTTGCGTTGAACGGGGAGCGGGAAGCTCCTCCAAGGCCGAAGCGCGGCCGGGTGAACGGAAGCCTCAGCGCGCGACGATGCCGAGGCGTTCGAGGGCGCGAAGCCCCTCGGCGATCTGCGCGGCAGTGGCGCCACTCGGCCAAGTCAGGTCGCTCGAGCGAACATCGGCCGGGCCGCGCACCAGGCCGGCGATCTTCGCCGTCGCCGACGTGGTGGTCACCGGATAAACCGCGAGACCTGCGACGTTCTGCGTCCCGTCGGTCGCCGACAGATTGAGCGCGGTATATTCGTAGCTGGTGTCGGCAATGCCGACCGTGACCGTGAAGGCGTCGCCGATCGTAAAGTCGGAAGCACCATCGGCGATGACGAATTTGATTTGATTGTTGAAGGTCGCGCCGACCGCGACGCGGCCGAGCAGAATGCCGGAAGGGTCGTAAACAACGAATTCGCCGCTGTTGGTCGCAACCAGCTCATTGACGATGCGGTAATTGCCGTCTTTCGCGCCTTGCGCCACCGGCGTGGTGGCGTCGAGCGTGAAAGTACCGTTGCCGGTATTGCCGGCGTCGGCGGCGGCGCTCGACGTGGCGGAGGCAAGCGCCGCCGAAGCAACGCGGCGGCCGAGTGCAGCGCCGACAACAATGGTCTGCGATGTGGCGACCGTGATGGAGTCGCGGCAGTGTTCATGCGGCGCCTCGGCGATGATGAAGGCGCCGGGATGCACGGTTTCGGTGAGCGTGGTCATGGGGTCCTCGCGGAAATAGGGAAAACGGGAGTTTCAGGAAGGCTATGGCAGAGCGGTGCTTAGGACCGGCGCCCCGATGCCGCAGCGGTTTCTTTGTTGATCTTAGCGACGACGGCGTCCCAGCGCGCGGCAATGGTCTCGCTGTCGAGCCGCGTCTCGCCGGAATCGAGCTTCGGCTGCGGCACGGCACCGTCGAGCCGGGAGGCCTTTTCGGCCGCTTCCTTCGGCGCCTTACCGAGCAGCGCGATCGCCGCGTCGGCGGCCATGTCGGTATCGAAGGCGAGATGATGGGCAAGAAGGCCGCGGCCGGCGGCTTCCTTGGCGGAAAGGATCGTATTGATCCGCGTCTTCGCCGCACCGGCGGCCGAAGCAGTGGCTTTTTCGATCGCGCTATCGTGATCGGCTTGATTGATGGCCGCATTGGCGGCTGCGGCGGCGCCGGTCTTGTCGTTCATGTGAACTCCCGTTGTTCGCCCGGTGCGGGCGGTTTGCATTTCGGAAAGAACGCTCTCAAAGGTCCCGACGGCATCGGCGAGACCGGCCGCAACGGCTTCATCGCCTTTGAAAACACGGGCCTGGGTGGCAATGACTTTTTCGGAGGAAAGCCCACGACCGGCGGCGACGGTTTCGACGAATTGGCCATAAAAACCAGCTACTTCCGCCTGCAGTTCCGCACGCACGTTCTTGGGCAGCGGTTCGAACGGATTGCCGTCGACCTTGCGGTCGCCGGCGAAGATAAGCGTCGGCTTGATGCCCTCGTCCTCGAGCCATTTGGAGAAATCGAGATGCATAAGCACCACACCGATCGAGCCGCTGAGGCCGGTCGGTATCGTTACGATGCGGCTCGCCCCCGAAGCGATGGCGTAGGCCGCCGACGCCGCCATGCCGTTGACGAACGCTGTGACCGGCTTGACCGCCGCGACAGCGCGCACCACAGCCGCCGCTTCGAAGGCGCCGACAGCTTCGCCGCCGGGGCTTTCGATATCCAACAAGATGGCGCGCACGTCGCTATCGTCCGCGGCGCGGCGCATCTGATAGCTGAAACCCTCGTAAGAAATCAGCCCGCTCGACGCTCCGACCCAGGCGCCGCGATTCACCCATTCGCCGACCAGCGTCAGAATCGCCGTCCCGTCCGCGGTGCGCCGATAGGGCGTCGGACGCCCCTGATCGTCTTTTGCGTATTCGCCGTAAAACCGCGAGGCCCGCGCCGAATGAAATTCGGCCGAGCCGTCGGGCTTTTCGGTCGGAGCGAAAGCGTGAACGCTGGAGCCGGCGTCGTGCTCGACACCGCCCAAGCCGGCGCCCGCACCAGGCGCCGCAGCGGCACCGCCCTTGACGCGAGCAAACAACACCGCGCTGATCGTTTCCGCGCTCGACGGCGTCAACAGGAG